TTAGCTACACCTTTAGCAGTCATACCAGCACCAGATTTAGTGGGGCGCTTGTCCCCACTTTTCTGGCTCATACCTTTCATGCCGGTACCTTTTACCTTACCGCCTTTGGCATAATAACTACGCATAGAACACCGTTATAGAAGTTATATGGTCGAATACAGAAACGTAAGCCTCATTTACACAAAGAAGACCATCGCCCGGAACATAGATAGAATCGTTATCAGTGTTCTTAAAGTCTGCTTGCAACACAACAGCCCCAGTAGAACCATCTTTTATGGTAAATGTAGGGTTGTTAGAACCTGCAGTATGCACGTGGATGCCTTTGATTCTGTTTCTGCCACCTATAACAGTACCTACACCAGAAGTACCGCTGCTAGCTGTCCAATATACAGCTTTTACGTCACTAGACATATCAGCCTCCTATTAAGATAGTGCCGCGCCAATAGCAGTTTTCCACGCTGTTCCGTTACTTACAACAACACAGATTTCATCGTTACCTGCACCATTATCAGTAACAACATACACGGTTCCTGCTACAACAGAGGTAGCCGCTGGTAAATTAGCAGTAGTTACTGCTGGGATTTGAAAACCCGCGTCCGAACGGACTGGGCCTGAAAATGTAGTTTTAGCCATAATATAATTCTCACATGTGAGTTAAAGTGAACTTGTCTACATGTCGTCAGCCGGGGCTGTCAAGTCCACCGATAAATTTTCCCGGTTTGTGTTAACTTATCACAGTACAATATAAAAGACAATAAAAAAGGGAGCCGAAGCTCCCTTAGTAACCCAACGCAGATTATGCGCCCGGTGATCCGAAGATCGCCAATGGGTCAGATACACCGAACGAGTAACGCTCACGCGCCTTGTAGCGGCTGTTGCCAGTATCGAAATCAGCGTCCATAGAGGTAGCCATTTTCGCACGAACAAAGTGCTTCAATCCGTTAGGAATATCAGTCGTTAAGAACCACGCATCAGTATCGGTTAGATAGTGATTGATTGAGTAGCCGCCCGGAATCGAACCATTGTTCGATAGAGCATTAACGTCATTGTCAGCAGTACCAACACGACCTTCAGTCTCAAGCAAACGAGTCGCTACGAACTGTAGGTTAGATGGAATAATGAGCTTCTTAGGCTGTGCAGCAATAAGAAGACCACGCTCATCAGTCCACTGGGCAATCTGAATAACAGCCGCTTCTAAAGAAGTTTCGTTAAGGTCAGCTGCAACAGCAGGACGGTTTGAGTTAGATCCACCAGATACTAACGCGTGATCGGTTGCACATAAAGTTGAACCGTCACCGTAAGTAGTGCCAGAGAAAGCGTTGTTCAATACAGAAGCAGCTTTAACTTGCTTCGTGTACGCCATAGCGCGAGCCAATGCTTTGGTATAACGAGCAGACAAAGAGTCATACAAGTTATCTTCAATCGCTTCTTCAGTGATTGCAAAACCCATAGCAACGGTTTCGTGCGTGTAGCGTGCAGTGAACGCTTCTTGCGCCGCGTCATACTCAATAGCGCCACCTTCCTGTTTAACAGGAGCAGCACCAAAGCCAGACAATTTAGTTTCTTCTTCAAAAGAACGGTCAGAGGTTTCAGTCTCGAAAATCTCTTTGTGCTCTTCACCATATTTAGAGTACTCCAAACCAAACAAAGCGTTTAATCCGGGAAGTAACTCTTTAAGCAGTTGTGATCTTGAAATAGCCATTAGTTATTTCTCCTTAAACGCCAGTAGTGTCGTTATACTGATGCGTGTTGAACTTAACAATAGCTTCTACGTAGCCGTTGCTAGTTTTTGTATCTTCAACAAGATCAATAATACGAAGTGGTAGAGTGTTAGTGTTAGCTACAGTTTTAGTCATTCCTAGTCGAGAATTACCAGTTGCAGTTACACCACCTAATGCTTGCTCAATGCTTGCATTTGTACCAACTGCTGCACGAGTAAGAGTATCATCTACTGCACCAGCGGCAGTAACAATAGCAACTTTACAAAGTACAGAAGGGTTGTCCATGACAACAGCGAAAGCGTTAGATACACTAGTTCCCGGATAAGACTGGGAAAACTCTAGTTGGTCATTTGCATTTGTGTACTCACAACCAAGGAATACACCTGCGATTTTTACACCAGTCTCAGTAGTGATACGTGTAGCTGTACCATTAGCTGCAACTGTTACAAGATCCCCATTGAACATAGCAGTAGCATAGCTGCCGTCAATAGGAATTCTACGAGTAGATCCAGCGAAAGAAGTACCACCAGTCAAGTTTACTGGTTTGAACCCGTACGCAGAATCAAGAGTTGGATAAGCCATTTTTGACTCCTAATTAAAAAATTTAACCTTTACCGAAAGTGACCTTAGATTTCCTATCATTAAATAGGGGCATTCTAGGATCATTTTCCCTCATAAGGTTGTTATCGACTGCATTCATTTGTGATTGCGTCTGCTGAGCGTAATGGTCGTTACGTTCATTAGCTAGCTCAATAGGCGCTTTACACAACATCAAACCACCAATAACTACATTGTCTTTAAATCTATCGTTCTCGATAGTAACAAGTGTAATCTCAGGATGATCTGACGCTTTTACAGCAGTCCAACCTTCTCTCAATTTAGATGAGACATTAGTGGCATCCACTTGTCCCTGATTTGCAACCCGAATCCAACGGTATACATATCCCTCTTCTGGAGTGGGAGACGGTAAAACCTCTGGACGTTTCCATGCAGTTTTACGAGCAGTTTTCTCACGGGTCTCTAATTCACGGTCTAATCTGTTATCAGCCATTATCTATTCCTCATCTCTTCAGCAACCTTTTTGGCGTATAGTTCGAGCGGTACTCCTAACTTCTTAGCGATAGCCACTTGTGTTCGCGTTAATGTCACCTTCTTTGGCGACGTGCTCCGCGTAGCGGGAGCGACCACATTGGATTTTCGCTTCTTAGTTTCGGGTTCTTGCTCTTCTTGGTGTTCCTCCTCTCCGAAATAATCCGAAAAGGTAGAACGCATACGAGAATTAATTTTCTCATAGTATTCATCACTGCTAGGGTCAAGGCCTTCTTTAACCGCCTTCTTGTGTACACCCATAGCGTAAGCAGTCATCTCATCATCGGTACCGAACCAAGTGTTCTCTTGTGCCCAAGTAGCGGCTTTTTCGTCCGTTTGTGGAGTTTCTACTTCTGTTTCTTGCATTTGTACAGGAGTTTCCCTCTCTTGTAAAGAGGTATCTACTGAACTTAGCTTATCTTGTTTCATTTTAGCGTCAGTAAGTCTTTCTTGGGCGGTTACTAACTTATCAGCGTCGCCGGCTTCATACGCTTTTTTGTATGCGAATTTAGCTATCTTCACTTCTTTTTCAGCGTCTTCTTTGCCCTTATCTAGTAGTGCTTTATTAGACTGGTTGGCGGAATCGAGTAACTCTTTGTTCTCCGCCACTAACTGTCTAGCATAAGACTCTAGCTCTTTACGCTCCCGCTCTGCGGTTTCTTTAGCCCTACGCTCGTCGTGGTAGCCCTTACTGAAATGCTGGATACGCTTACGAACTTTCTCCGAGTAGTTTTCTAACTCCTCATCCGTAACGTCTTCTGGTGCTGCAGATGCTTTACGTTTACGGTCTTTCTTAGGAGTATCATCGACTACTTCGATTTCAACTTCTTTTTCTTCCTTAGCTTCTACTTCTACTTCTACTTCTTTTTCTTTGTAGTCATCAGCTTCTTTTTTACCCGACAGATCAATTTCTACTGCACTAGTATCCTCGATGTCTAGGTCTTTCTTTTCTTCCTGCTCATCAGGAAACTCAAACTCTACTTTTTGAAAACCCATGTTATTCTCCTTATTACGCTCGTGCTACTGCACGGGGATCGGCTACAACGGCTTCAATTGAATCATCATTCATCAAACGAAACTCGGTGTTGCCCACTTTAAAACGCGTGCCAGTATTAGCACGGAACATCACATAATCACCTTCTTTACACCACGGCCCATCAGTAAAACGCTCTTTATCAGAGTATGCTTCTGTGCCCATATCTACCACTAAACCTATAGTAGATAGTACGTGGTCTAGGTGTTGCTCTTTACTAGACTTAATAATGCGGCTTTCCCCAAAAGTTTCTTCTACTTCAGGTAAAGCGACCAGCACCCTATATCCAACAGGCGTTGGTAACGCATCTTCTAGCTCTTTCTCATTTTCCGGGTCTTTCTGTACAATCTTTAAATCAGTCATCATCTTCTTCCAAGTAATTGCGCGAGAGGTCATTTGTATACGATATGCAGGTTTCGAGACCTCGGATCAAACCTACAGTTTCTTGGTATTGGGCGTAATCCTTCGCACCCCCGCTACTAAGAAATTCTTGTGCAGAAGAAACATGTTCTTCGAGTTTTTCTTTTAGCACGTCTAAGACGGTAGTCATAAGTTATTCCTTACGTTGTTTATTCATCGCATCAGTCCTAGCTTTAACCATATCTAGGTCTAGTTTTGTATTGGCGGTACGTCTATCTGCCGCCAGTTTTGCACCCGCTTTCTGGGCATCAATCTCCAACTCCTGCCGATCAATCGCTAGCTGTTGTTGGTCAATTTGGTTATCCATCTGATCTTTTTGAGATTTACGTTGTACTTCAGCCTGTTTAATCTGGGCTTCAAGCTGATCTTTCTGAGCTTTAAGTTGTACTTCTTGTTGCTTGAGCTGCATCTCTTGTTGCTTGAGTTGTAGGATAGGATCTTGTGCTTGCTTCTGCGCTTCTTGCTGCGCTTGCTGCTGAGCATTCTGATCTTTAACTTGCCTACTAGCGTCAGCTGCTACTCTAGACATTTCTATTTCTAACTCTGGCGCTAACTCTTCGTTAGGATATGGCAACGTTGCACCCACTTTCTCTTCTACTTGCGCTCTATACTTAAACGCAACGTGCTCCGCAATGTGAGCTTGTAGTGATGCCATCATCGCTTGCGCTTGTGGACTCTTACCTAGTGCGCCTGCAACCGTAGGATCTTGCATGAAAGACTGGTGAGTGCGTATATGCGCCTCGTGGTCTTGAGTTAAAAACGCTTTTATGGGGGTACCCGTTAGCGCATTCATATTCTCACTAATAGGATCTGTTGGCTTAACATCGTCTTTCGTAGGTACCAACTTGTCCGCGTTTTTCACACCCAACACCTCAATCATCTGACGGTGTAGCTGGGGTAGGTTATATATCTGCGGAGCTTGCTGTGACATCTGTAATACAGTCTGATACTGAACTACACGCTGAGCCATAGTCGTATTATTAGGATCACTTACAGGTATGACTTCTACCATCTCGTAATCAGCTTTAATAGCGCCTACCTCACCACTAGTAGGCTCATAGCCATACTCATCCGGCGCATTCTCTGCCATGATGTCTTTCAGCATACGGAACTCTAACTTCATCGCATAATGCACACGAGCCTGTACAGCCGCCATAGGCTTCAATGTACGCTCTAACAAAGCTAGGGTAGTACCTACTGGCGCGTTCGCAGACATATCAGAAACATCCATATCCGCAATAGCACCCAACCTACGACCTTCTGTAGTAATCTGGTTAAGTAGTGCTAGTAGAGTCTGACTAGGCTCTTTATAAGGTAGGGGCATAATATTCTCACGAATACTGCCTGATGGGACATCTACATCTTTAAACTCACCCGGTTCAATAGGAGTATCATCTCCTTTAATACGTAAACCACGGGACTTTAAACCGCCCGGAAGGTTAGATAGCGTACCAGCGTCCACCAATTGCCGTATAATCGACGTTCCTGCTTTAGCGTACCCACCTATGATGTGTATAAGTCCAAGACCGTAGAAGCCAAATCCGGGGACGTAAGAGTAATGTACAAAATGCTGACGCTTCATTTCTAGCTCATCATCTTCATCATAATTACGTCTAATAGATAATAATTCACCTGTACCACGTTCTACAGTTACAACGTATGGCTTAGCTAAATCATCTTCATCATCAATACCCGCAATAACAAGATCAGCATGTATCTCATACAAGGTATAACGACTGTCATCGTTTAGTGCATAACCACCTTCTTCGGCTTTACGTTCTTCGATGTCTGTGTGGTATGGAGTAGGGTCGTCAATGTCTTTATCAGCGTAGAACCCATTTGCCTGCAACTTACGTAAGTCATTTTTAGTCTTACGCATAATATGAGTAACACGCTCCGCAGACTCTATATTAGACGCTCCATAAGGCACGATAACGTCTTCTGCTGGGATATAGATAGCGCACTGTCTGTCTAGAGTAGGGTCAAAATAAACCTTTTTAAACGCAGATCCTGCAAGTCCTAGGCTATATAACATACGTTCATGCTCTGGACGATACTCAACCATTTTATCTGTAAGTTGGTAATTCATGTCTACACGAACACGTTCACCTGCCGCTTCTTTCTCTTTGGTCTCTTTACCTAGAATTTTTACTTTGACAGGGCCTTGCGCAGGAAATGTCTCAGACATAGCCTCTGCTTGGAAACGAATAGCTGCTTCAGCTAGTACAGTAGAATGTACGCCACAAGCGCCTTCCCACGGAGTTGTGCGCTCTTCTGACTTAAATCCAAGGATGTCGAGTCCTTTTACGTAAGTATCAGCCCACTCTTTTCGGCTTTGAGTATCTGACTCAACAAGCCCAATAAGTTCGTCCGCAAGGATAGCTTGCTCTCTATCATCTAGCATGTCAACTAGATTGGCATCAAACTCACTTTCCTCTTCTTCATCACCCGGCATAAGGGTAATCTCTACGTCACCATTATCTAACGTAACCATCTCTGGGTCTACGATTTCGATCTCTAGTGCTTCACCTGTTAGGTTTTCACCTTCAGGGGCCTCCGCCTGTAAACTCTTCTCAATAGCCATCTTTAACCTCTAATAATATCCGCTTCCGCGTCTCTTAAAATATTTAGTTTCTTCTGGCTCATCTGTAGGTAAAGTTATAAATCCACCCTGACGGAATCGCATTAGCGCCATAACCGTAGAATCCACCAAATCATCATTACTCATAAACGGGAACCCAGCAATCTCTTCAACAACTTCCTCAGCCCATCGAGTTTGGGGTACCCACACCAACTCAGAAGCTATAATATCAGATACAGAATTTAAACGTGCTAATTTATCACCTGACCCTCTATGAGGGGTAAATTCCTGTATAACAAGTCCCATTCTCCGCATTTCTTGGTATAAAGCAACACCGGAACTCTTTTTCTCCACAATGAACGCATCAGGCTCCCACAGCGTATACTGTTCCATAGCTAACTCTTTTAACTCAGGAAACTCAAAACGATCCTTTATACTATTAAGTAGTATGATGTTATGAGCATTTGTCTCTTCATTGAAGAATACCCCCCAAGTAGTTAGCGCAGTATAATCAGCTCTGTTATGTTTTTCTGCCGCAGAATCCAACGACATAATCAAATACTCACACATAGGAGGATCTTCCTTCTCCCATATCTGCCACCACTCTCTTTTTACAATAGCCGCTTCTTCTGCTGTCGGCTGCTGCTGATACTGTGCGTTCCACTGGAATAACGGCATAGACGCTTTTGTACGTTCTAACGCTTCCATATCAAAGAACTCAGGCCATAACGGCTTATCTACAAGTTCTCCACTATCCTTATCCTCTACCTCAATAACTGCAGGGAACTCCACAACATCATACTGGTCAGATTTCTCATTCTGACTCATATCCTTTACTACACGCCCGGTTAGATCGTCCATGTGCCATCTAGTTTGGATAATAGCTACACTACCGCCGGGCATCAATCGTGTACGAGCACCAAACGTAAACCATTCATACGCCTTCTCAAACACACTAAAGTTACCATTAATAACATCTTGCTCAGAATGAGGGTCATCTACTAGTAATAAATGCGCACCACGACCAGCTAGTGCAGAACCAACACCACATGCGTAGTATTCACCACCCATATTAGTGTTCCAACGCCCCGCAGACTTAGAATCTGTAGCTAGTTGTACAGTAGGAAA